TTTCACAAGAGATGTTCGATTACGAAATCTCTGCGATCCGAATGGGCGCACAAATCTAATTGAGGAATTAAAATGGAAACTGAAACTGAATTGAAAACTGAATTAAAACCAAGTCGACAAGCGCGCTTTGCACAGTGGCTTATGGATCGTGAAGAAGCACGTGAAGAAAAAGAGAGTTCTCTCGAGAGCCTGGTTAAGCTGAACGTGCTGGTTTCATTTCTTACTCTCGGGCTCGTCGGTGGTTTTGAAACTGTTCAACTTGCTATCACAATGATACCATATCTTGGTTGAAGTGAATATCACACACCCATAACTCGGGCGGCTTTGGTACGCAGCGTATTGGACGTATTGAATACAACGAGGCTGCACGTGGGTTAACGTCAGCGACGTGACCACAGATCGCACACTTAACCAGCATTTTCAAGCCTCTTTGCACGCACATACGGTTCTTCCCAACCATTGACAGGAATGTCAATCAAAATGCAACTGTATGATCCGAGAAAGTTTCGAGGTGTTGGACAATCGCCCCACCAACATCGATGTTCCCATTTTACTTTGAGAACTGAGTCGTGTTCAATAAAGCGCACTTGTTTACTTTCGTGCCATGATTCAATCGCGTATTGTTTCTCCTGGTAATCGGGAGCAAGTCCTAATGCTTCTGCGCATCGATCGTAGTGAACTAACCAGTTCTCGAGAGCTTGTTGTTCGTATTCTTCCAGCGTGGTCATTCTTGCAGCCTCCTAACTACGCGCATCATCTCGTTGAATGCTTTCATGTATTCTTCATCACCGTTGTGCATGGCTTCGTAAAGGTACGCTCGGTTAAGATTAATCAAAGCGGTCTCGACTCTCTTTGCTTCCTTCATTCTTTCACTTCCAACTGTCGCTTCAATGCCTGAATCTGTCTGCGATCACGAATGATTCGCTTGGAACCTTCCGTTCCTATGGTAGCTACGCACGCGTCAAAGACCTGGCTCATCTTGTAGCCCTCGTCTTTCAACGTCTGCAGTATTCTATCTGTCTCATCGCTCACCGTAATGCTGTATTGGTTCCCCATAATTAGCCCACGGAGTTATCCATAATAATGTTATTTGTATTTCTTCAAAAAAAAGGGAGGGGGTGGAATAATATGGTATGGCTTTGCATAGGGGTGGGTGTGGCAGGGGTGAGTATCTTATGGCGTGCCTCAATAAGAAGATAGGCTGCAGTTCTCTAAGCGAACATGTTCGTAATTTATAGGCTGTAGGCGACAAGGAATAGATGTCCGGGGGAGCCGGTCAGTTAATTCATGCACTGAAACAACCCCCGGACAACCCAACAGAGATGATACAATGGCTACAAAGAAAACCGCAATGTTTACCCTAACCGAAAGACTAACGATCAGCGCAGCTAACACTGCAACGTTCGCAACAATTGACCTCGGCAGTTACGTCGACGTTGGTGATCGCCAAGCTTTGCAGATTCACAGTGTTGACTTCGTTTTCCAAGGAACTACTGCATCTGAACAACTCACTGCAGCTCTCAACGCTGACAACACAGCAATGATTCAGGTCACTGACCTAAACCGAGGTGGAATGGTGTTCGTAAACGATCGAGCGCTTATTGCCTCTGCAAGCTTGTACAAGGCTGCCTCGAGCGCAGGTTTGTACGAAGAAGCAGACATGTACCCCGACAACTATGGCAAGGGTGCAGATGATGGGCGTTTCGTTGTTAACGATCAGTTGTACATCACAGGACTTGCTACAGGACTTGCCAGCAGCAAAGCCGTCAACGCTACCATTCGTGTGAACGCTTCCATTGTTACCCTGGGCGCCAAGGACTTCATGGCCATCGCTATCCAATCAACTGCTGCAGACAACTGAGGTGATTTACCTGGTTAAAGTCGAAGGCACCCTTGATGAACTCAAGGCGTTGTTTATTGAATCTGCAAAACAAGAAGCACGTGTAACAGCAAAGAAGGCAGGCAAAGCAACAGTCAAGAAGGCTGTCAAGACTGTCAAGCGCGCACCATCAGCTTACAACAAGCACATGAAGAAAGAGCTTGCACGTCTAAAGAAGAAACATCCAAAGTCAAAACATTCAGTGCTCTTCAAGCGTGCTGCCAAGTCTTGGAAAGGATCTAAGAAGAAAGGTGGTAAGAAGTGAAGACGTTAGCAAAGCCACATCCTGGTGGTTTGTGGAATCAAACATCTCCTGGTACCTGGGCATTAGATCCATCGAGTTCATTGGGATATTGGGAATCGATCGGAGCTAACAGTTTTGTTAGTTCAACTTACTTTGACTTGGCTGGAATGTCGATGGATGATAAAACACTCTTCTTCGAAGCCGCTGGTACTCAATCAGCACTTGCACCTACAGGCACTCCTGCAGGAGCTGCGCCAGGTGATGCTATGGTAATTGCTGATTTGATGACAACAAGCCCGCTTACAGGACTCGAAGCATTACAAGCAACAATCTATGGCAACTTTCCTCCTACGCCTTTATCATTTCAAGAAACAGTATATGGACGCGTTGACCAATGGGTCGTTGGTACAGATACAGGAGTTTGGGGAAGTTACACGTTAATGAACTCAGAACAAATTGGATCGATGATGCCTACTGCAAGTGACCGTATTTACAGTTACAGAGTTGTTGTGTTTGCTACGTCTGCTACAGAAACTATAATCACAATTACGAACGCTCGACATCTCCTCAAGGCAGTAGCAAAGGAAGAACCCGATCACGAATACATGATGCGACTTCTGCGTTCGTATCAGCTGCAGCAAGAACCGGACGTCGATTGAGATGCTTATCTTTGACATCTTTGATTTGCCACGTAAAATCAAAGGAGCCCCATTGTACAAAGCAGCTCAGTTAGGAATTAAAGTCGGTACAGAATTCGGTCAAGCTTACGCAACGCAAATCGAAGAACAAGGCGCTGCATCCGGTCCAATCTTTTCACAAGAGATGTTCGATTACGAAATCTCTGCGATCCGAATGGGCGCACAAATCTAATTGAGGAATTAAAATGGAAACTGAAACTGAATTGAAAACTGAATTAAAACCAAGTCGACAAGCGCGCT